GGCGACTCTGACGCCTTGGTGGCCGCGCAAGAAGAGTTGACCTCTGCAAAAATCAAAGCAGAAAAAGTCAACAATTTTAAGCCGGCCCCTTTACAAGAAGAAAAAGTTGATGTACAAACTCGTCAACAAGCTCCAGCCCCTCAGCGGGACCCTCGGGTTGCTGAATGGCAAGAGCGGAATCCCTGGTTCGGTACCAACCGCAAAATGACCGCTTACGCTGCGGCGGTTCATGAAGACTTGGTACAGAATGAAGGCGTCTCCACAACGTCACCGGAATACTTTGCCCGGATCGACAAGGAGATGCGGGATCGGTTTCCTGAGTCGTTTGAATCAGAGAAGCCCGCTGATGCGTCTCCTCAGCGCCAGAAATCAAACGTTGTCGCACCGGCAACGCGTAGTACTGCGCCTCGAAAAGTCGTACTTACCAAATCGCAGGTCGAAATCGCCAAACGCCTGGGCGTTCCTTTGGAACTCTATGCGCGTAAGGTTGCGGATGAAATGAGGAAATGAAAATGACAGAAGAAACTGGACAATCCAAGCGCGCGAGCCGCGAGCTCGAAACCCGCGAAAAAGCTGCACGTCCGCGCAAGTGGGCACCTCCGCAGTTGTTGCCTGATCCGAACCCGGAGCCGGGCTACGTGTTTCGCTGGGTGCGTTTGAGCACGTTGAACAATCCTGATGCCATCAACATCTCTTCAAAACTCCGCGAGGGTTGGGAACCTGTCAAGGCTTCTGAGCATCCCGAAATCACAATGATCGCCGGTGGGGCTACCCGCTTCCCGGACTCAATTGAAATCGGTGGCCTGTTGCTTTGCAAAACCCCGGTGGAATTCACTGAGGATCGTAATGACTACTACCGCCAACAAGCGGACGCTCAAATGAACTCTGTGGACAACACCTACATGCGCGAAAATGACCCGCGGATGCCGCTTTTCAAAGAGCGGTCTTCGAAGGTCACTTTTGGAAAAGGTATTTAAACTTTTTGGAGTCTCAACATGGCTTATCCCACAGTTAGCGCTCCCTACGGCTTCAAGCCGATCAACCGCATTGATGGTCTGCCCTACGCTGGCGCAACTCGACAACTGTCGATTGCTTCTGGCGCAGCTGGCATGTACTACGGCGACTTGGTCACCTTGGCTACCGGGGGCACCGTTACCCGTTTTTCGGGCACCACCACTGGCTCTATGGTCGGCGTTTTCGTCGGCTGTTCGTACAACAACCCGACCACCGGTCAGCCTACCTTCAGCCAATACTGGCCGAACGGCACCGTCGTGACCGGCGCTGTTGCTTACGTCGTCGATGACCCCATGGCACTGTTCCAAGTTGCCGTGACCGACGGTTCCAGCGTTGTTGTCAGCACCACCACCATCGCCGCTCGCGGCGCAAACATGTCTGTGATCCTGGGCTCTGGCGGTTCTACCACCACCGGCGACTCCAGCATGTCTGTTTTGGCTGGTTCGGAAGACACCACTGCCTCTTTGCCGATCCGCGTGATTGATGTGGTCCCCGCGACCCAGACGTCCACGGGTTACCCCGAAATCCTGGTGAAGCTCAACACTCATCAGTACAACAGCACCACCGGTGTCTAAGGAGTCATAAATGGCTATTTCACGCGCACAACTGCTGAAAGAGTTGCTCCCTGGCCTGAACGCGCTGTTCGGCCTTGAGTACGCCAAGTACGGCGAAGAGCACAAGGAAATCTACGAGACCGAGACCTCGGAGCGTAGCTTTGAAGAGGAAACCAAGCTGTCTGGCTTCTCCGCCGCCCCGGTGAAGAACGAAGGCGCTGCCATTGCTTATGACAATGCGCAAGAAGCTTGGACTGCTCGTTACACCCACGAAACCATCGCGATGGGCTTCTCCATCACCGAAGAGGCCGTGGAAGATAACCTGTATGACAGCCTCTCCAGCCGCTACACCAAGGCCCTGGCCCGTGGTATGGCTTATACCAAGCAAGTCAAGGGTGCCTACATCCTGAACAACGCCTTCACCGGCGGCCCCACCTACGGTGACGGCCAAGTTTTGTGTTCTACGGCTCACCCCTTGATCTCTGGTGGCACCAACAGCAACCGCCCCGCTACCGGCGCTGACCTGAACGAAACGTCGTTGGAAAACGCCGTGATTCAGATCGCTGGTTGGACGGACGAACGCGGCCTGCTGATCGCTGCCAAGCCCAAGAAGTTGGTCGTGCCCCCGGCACTGATGTTCGTCGCTACCCGCCTGCTCGAAACCGAGCTGCGCGTTGGTACCAACGACAATGACATCAACGCCATCAAGAACAACGGTTCTATCCCCGGTGGCTACACCGTGAACCACTTCTTGACCGACACCAACGCTTGGTTCCTGTTGACCGACGTGCCCAACGGTTTGAAGCACTTCGTTCGTACCCCGCTGCAAAACAGCATGGACGGCGACTTCGACACCGGCAACGTCCGCTACAAGGCCCGCGAGCGTTATTCGTTCGGCGTGTCTGACCCGCTGGGTATCTTCGGCTCCCCTGGAGCCTAAATCGAAAAGGGGGCCTTGTGCCCCCTTTTCTTTTGCTGTATATTGCGAGAAACCGGAACTCCCGGTGTGTCAGACTGATCCGGCAGATGCGTACACAACTGACACGCTGATCTTTGTACGAAGGACAATTCGAAATGGCAGTCTCTACTACCCAAAGCATTTGGCGTTCGGGCGGCGGCGATCAAACGCGCGCTGCTTACTGTGGTTCCGGCGTTATGGCCGCGACTTTCTACATCCCCGCTGCTGGCACCGCTGGCAACGTCCAAGCCTCTGCAACTGACACCTCCACCGTGGTTCTTCCCGCTGGCGCCGTGGTCACGCAAGTCATCATCAACGATCTGGGCACCGGCACTATTGACCTGGGCTACACCGGGTCGGCCAACGGCCTGCTGAACGACGCCGCTGTTACCGCCATTTCTTCCGTTGCCCCTGGCGACACGGGCGCTGGCGCTACCATGGGCACCATCCTGAACGCAACCAGCAACGTCACTGTGACGAACGCTGTGGGCGGCACTGCCGGTACCGGCACTGTTGGCGGCGTGATCATTTACTACGTCACTGACCCGTACAACGGCCAGCAGAACGTCTGATAGGAGCCCAGCATGGGTATGCAAACAGACGTCAAAGGCGCCAGCTGCCCTGCAAGCACAGCAACGACTGTGTACGCGGGGCGTACGCGCTTCAAAGGCCTGACGTTTAGCGCGTCAGCAGCAACGACCATTGCCATTCTTGACGGCGCGACTACGCTGTTCACATACACCATTGCAGCTGCGGCAACCACCAGCGTGTTTGTCCCGGGCGAAGGCGTGTTGTGCTCAACCAGCTTGATCGTCACCTGTGGCGCCAACGTTACTGCGGTGGCTTTCTATGGCTAAGTCTCCTGCATGGCAACGCAAGGAAGGCAAGAACCCCAACGGCGGCTTGAACGCCAAGGGGCGAGCCTCTGCCAAAAAGCAAGGGATGAACTTGAAGCCCCCTCAACCCGAGGGCGGCTCAAGGCGCGACTCTTTCTGTGCCAGGATGAGTGGCATGAAGAAAAAGTTGACCGGCGAGAAGGCCAAGAAGGACCCGAACAGCCGCATTAACAAGAGTTTACGGGCATGGAACTGCTAAATCTATGGAACGGCGTCCTATCTCTTCTCATCGCAATACTCATGTGGGTATTGAAGGAGAAGTCTTCGGACATCAAGCGGCTGGAAGTTCTCTTGAGCAAGACTCGGGAGGAGCACGCGCGCGACTACGTGACCAAGGCAGACGTCCACAACGACATCAATCGGGTCTTGGCCAGGTTGGATCGGCTGGATGAAAAGCTGGACACGTTCATGAGGGAGCAACGCAGTGCCATCAACTAGCAAGAAACAACACAACTTCATGGAAGCCGTGGCCCACAGCCCGGCATTTGCGAAGAAAGCGGGAGTCCCACAATCTGTGGGCAAAGATTTTTCCAACGCGGACAAGGGCCGCAAATTTTCAAAAGGTGGTGACATCATGGCAACAGAGAAAAAAGTTTCGGGTACCGCAATGGGCAAAGTTCGCACGGCTGCTCCCAGCCGCGACGGCGTTGCTGCTAAGGGCAAAACCAAAGGCAAACAGGTCAAGATGCCTGGCGCCGGCGTGCCTGGCGGCATCGGCACCAAGGGTATGAAGCGCGGCGGTAAGTGCTAATTTAGGAGACCCACATGGCTACGAAACGCAAAGTACGGCGCTTCGCTGAAGGCGAATTCATCGACACGGAGTCTGAATCCGGCGAATGGGCTGGCGACGAGAACTACGGCGACGGTACGACTCGTGAAGAGCGAGTAGCCATGGCGCGGTCCCCTAGCTACAAGCCCAAGGAAGAAGCGGCTGACGAGTCCGCTATGGAGTCCAACGTTGGCCAAGGCAAGTATGCCGCCAAGACTCCCAAGAAGGCGCCCATTGTCACCAAAGAAGAATTGGCCAAATCTGGCCTGTCTTTGCGCGACTACATGAACAAGCAACAAGGCTTGACCCGTCGTGGGGAGTCGGCGCCCAAAGCAGAACAGGCCTCGGCCCGTCGCGTGGACAACGATATTGCCGCCCGCGCTTCGCGCAACACGCGCACTGGCGCAGGCGCTGGTGAGGCGGCAGCGTATGCGGCGTCTAAGATGGGCGGTTCGGGCGGCGGACGTGGCCCCACTGCTGAAGAGCTGGATGCTTACGCCAAAGAGCGCTCTGCTAAAAAACAAGCGAATGAAGCTGCTTATGCTAAGGCTGAAAAAGAAGCCGCTACACCCGCTGCTCGCGCTGCCCGCAAAGAGCAAACCGAAAAGCAAGGCCTAGAAGCAGTCCGCCCCGAAGAAATGATGCTGCCTGGTGGCGCCGGTTTGAAGGGCGTTGCTTCTGCGGCTAAGAGTCTGGCAAATCGCGCTCCTGCGGCCGCTGAGAAGCTGCGCGAATACATACAGCCGACACTGGCAGCCCCGACCAAGCGTCTGACTGGTCCCGCAGCCAAAGAAGCCGCTACGGATGTGGCCCCCAAGATGCTGACTGGCCCGGCCGCTAAATCGGCCCCCGCCAAAGAGTCGGCGTCGGCCCGCGCCACGCGCCGCGATGCGGAAGGGTACAGCCCGGCGGAAGCTTTGAAGGCTTTGAAGAAGGGCGACAAAAAGCCCAAAAAAGGCTTGGATGAGTCGGATACCACCGGCGGCGCAGTCGGTTACAAAAAGGGCGGCAAAGTTCGTGGCTGGGGTATGGCACGAGGCGCCCGTAAGGCGAAAATTGTATGATGGCCAGTCGCGGCATGGGGGCAATCATGCCCTCCAAAATGCCCAAGGGCGTCAAAAAGGCGCGCCGGGACGACACTGACTTCACGCAATACGCCGCGGGCGGCGAGGTGTGGGACAAAGAGCGTCCAAAAGGGCTGGGCAAGCCAAAAAAGCTAAGCCCGGCCGCCAAGGCAGGGGCTAAAGCTGCTGCAAAAGCAGCTGGTCGCCCCTACCCCAACCTGGTCGATAATATGCGGGCCGCGAAAGGTAAATAATGGCAGTCACCGGCACAACCGATTTCAACCTCGAATTCACAGAGATTGCTGAGGAAGCGTGGGAGCGTGCCGGCCGTGAGATGCGTTCTGGCTACGACTTGCGTACCGCCAGGCGCTCCATGAACTTGATGACCATTGAGTGGCAGAACCGCGGGTTGAACATGTGGACCTTTGACGAGGGCTACATCAACTTGGTGCAGGGGCAGTCCACTTATGACCTGCCGGCCGATACCATCGACCTGCTGGAGCAGGTGATCCGCACGGGGCAGGGCAATGTCTCTACCCAGGCGGACCTGACCATCACTCGTATTAGCGTTTCTACCTACGCCACCATCCCAAACAAGCTGACACAGGCCCGCCCAATCCAGGTTTGGGTTCAGCGGCTAAGGGATAACCCGAAGATTACGGTGTGGCCGGTGCCCGACCAGGGCACAGCTTTGCAGCCGTACTACGTGTTCAAGTACTGGCGTATGCGCCGCATTGACGATGCGGGAGCAGGGATTCAGACTCCTGACGTGCAGTTCCGCTTCTTGCCGGCGCTGACCGCCGGCCTGGCGTATCACATCGCCATGAAGACCCCGGAGCTGATGGATCGCGTGCCCATGCTCAAGGCTGCTTACGACGAGTCCTTTGCGCTGGCCGCTGAGGAAGACCGCGAGAAGGCCGCTATCCGCTTCGTACCCCGTCAGATGTTCATTGGGAGCGGGGTGTAATGGGCAATAGGTTTGCCAACGGCATCAAGGCGATTGCGGAGTGCGATCGCTGCGGGCAACAGTACAAGCTGAAACAGCTGAAGACTGAGATCATCAAGCAGCGCAAGTACGAGCTGCTGGTGTGCCCGGAATGCTGGGACCCAGACCAACCGCAGTTGATGCTTGGCACGTTTCCTGTGGATGACCCCCAGGCGCTGCGCAACCCGCGCAGAGACACAACGTACGTGCAGGCGGGCGTGAACAATAACGGCTACCCCACCGGTGGCTCGCGCGATATTCA